GTAGAACCATGACTTGCCAGCGATCTCGACAAGCGAGGGATACTCCTTGCCCAGCCGCGTCACGAGACGCGGCCCGAGGTCGCCCCACTTCGTGTGCGTGGTCTCGGCCACGAGCTGCTTGACCGTGTCCCAGCCGTGCCACTTGGGCGCGATGGCGAGCATGGCGCCGTTGAGCCACCAGTCCTTGCTGGGATCCGTCTGCACCGCGCAGAACAGCCGCGTGCCGTCGAGCTGCCACGCGGTGGCCGCGTCGCGCAGCGGACGCAGCGGCCAGAAGTCCACGTCGAAGTACCACCCGCCCTGCTGCTCGAGGATCGAGTAGCGCAGCAGGTCGCACTTCTCGCCGGGCTCGTCGAGCGCGTCGTACGTCTTCCGGTAGCACGGCAGCAAAGCCTCCTCGCCGTGCACGAGGATCTTGTACCCGCGATTAAGCCGACGGAACTCCGCGATGTTGCGCTCAGCCCACTCGGGCATGTCGTCGCCCAGCCAGACGAAGTGGATGATCTTGGGGATCTTGGTTTTCATGGTTTCACTGCCCAGCCATGCTGGCTCTCTCGAAGTTCATGGATAGGTTGATGCCAGGCCGCGGCGAAGTCGGAGAAGCCGCCGCTCGCCTGTCGATCGCAACCTGGCCAATAGTCGTGACAGACGACGATGCCGCCGCGAACCATGCGCGGCCAGAAGTGCCAGGCCGCGGCGAGCGTGGGCTCGTACTGGTCGAGGTCCAGGTGCACGAACGCGAACCGCGCGGACGCGGAGATCCGCTGGAACACGTCTGGCACCCACCCGCGCAGAATTTGCGGCGTGTCGCCGAGGTCGTACACGCGCTCGCGCACGGCCCGCTCGCCGGCCTCGCCACCGGTGTCGAGTTCGCCGGCCACCCAACGGCACCCACCGTCGGCCAGGACGTCACGCTCGGTCGGCGTGGCCATGCCCTCGAACGAGTCGATGCCATAGCACGCCGCGCCTCGTGCGTGCGCGTGCCGGCACAGCGGCTCGAACGTGTCGCCGTGCCGCACACCGACCTCTGCGAACGCGCCGTCGAGGCCGGCGACCGAATCGAGTAGGGGTTTGAGGTGATCAAACACGAGCCACTTCCACGAGCGAGCGCCGCTCGTCAGTTCGACTGACGATGCGGAACTTGGTCTGTTCACAGAACTCGCCCACAGACTGCACGACGCCGGGGTATTCCTCCTCGTCTTGCTGCACAGTGCCGATGAACCCGCGCATGTTGGGCCGCTTGTTGTGCAGGTAGAAGTTGGGATCGCAGGGCGAGCCCGTCCACCCGATGAACGGGTCCACGCTCACAATCAGGCAGTCTGGATGATCGTCGGCCAGCCTGGCCGCGGTCCGGCCGTGCCACGTCCCGATCTCCAGGAACGCGCTCGATCTCGGAATGGACTCGGTCAGCTTGGCGTACTGCGCCTCGGTGACAAGTGATTCTCCGACAAGAGGTTTCATTTGATGGCTCCAAGAAAACGCCGCCGGGCGGTGAAAGGAAAAGCCCGCCCGGCGGCCAGGCCAACCAACGCCGATCCCTGTCCTACTGATCGAGTCGCACGCGCACGGTCGTAGCGTCGCCGTCGACCGCCGCGACGGTCTTGCCGATATACGTGTTGCCTTCGCTGGTCTCGGTGGCGACCTCCTCGGTCTCGTTCCAGTAGACCTTGGCGCCCGCGGTGATCGCCGCGGACGAGCCGACCGCCTTGGGGAAGTCGAACACGCCCGACACCGCAAGCGCACCCAGCGCGCTCGCCGCGATGTCGAGCTTGGCCACGCCGACCAGCGTGCCCTGTACCACCACGTCACCAGCGGACACCGCGGCGTCCGGGGTGTAGTCGATGCTGTTGCCGACCTGAACGTAAGAAGCGATTGCCATGATTCAGACCTCCCTTAGGGGATGTTTGGGGGTTGGGATGGGGAACAGGAGGCACGGTCGAGATGGCCGCACCCCCTCATGGAACGCTGCCTCAGGCTTCGCCCTTGGACTTGATCATGCCACGCGTGTCTTGTTCGCGGACGCCGAGGTCGAAGTAGACTCGAAACTGAATCCCGAGCGTGTTGAAGTCGGTGTCGCCCTTCTCGATGGTGGGCGCCCGCTTGCCCTTGAGGTAGCCGATCTCGAACGTATCGGCGACGGCCGGGTCGGCGAAGAGGTACCACGCCAACGCCGAGTAGCCGGTGTAGTTCGAGTTCGAGAGGTACGCGCTGGTGATGATCTGCAAGTTCTCATCCGCGAGAGCGTTGTACGTCGGGATACGCTGCTTCGCAGCCGATCCCACGGACATGAGGAACGTCGAGTTGAGCAGCTCCATCGCGGTCCTCTTGAGCGCGGTGGGCACGAGCAGGAACTTGGGCTCGATGTTGATGGGCTGGCTATCCGAGTCCGTCTGATCGAGGAACAGTTGGATGGCCGTGCCGAGGCTGTCACCGTCGAGAGCGGTTGCCGCACCCTCCTGATAGTTGGCGTGGTCCGCGTGGAACAGCGCGACCGCGTCAGTCTGCGTCGGATTGGAGAGCAGCCGGGTGAAGAAAAGCTGGTCGATCTTGCGCGCGGCCCGGGCGCCCATGCCATCGGGCACACGCAGGAACGCACCCAAGTCGTCGTTGAAAATCATCTGCCGGGTGAGCGCGAACATCTTGCCGTAGGTCTCGAGCTGGTTCGTGGCCTTTTCCTCAGACACGCCGCCGTGTTTGAGTTCGCCATCCTGAGCGACCTGGGTCAGGTCGCCCACGTCGGTGAGCCGGTAACGCTCCGACTCCTTGAAGTCGTTGAGATCGCCCGCCGAGCAGACCTTGGTGGCGACGATCCGTTGGGCGTCGTAGCTCTTGAGCAGCCGTTTGTTGGCGACGCTGTTGAGGATGCCCGGGAGCGACACCGTGGAGAACGCGGCGCGGATGGTCTCGTTGCCAAACGCACGCGGGAGGGTCTTGCCCTCGATTCGAGCGCAGTGGATGACCAATTCCTGGAGGCTCAGGTCGCGGTCCGGACGAGCGGCCTCCATGACCTGCTCGCCGTACGACGCGACGAGCGCTTTCTCGTCGATGCCCACACGCATGCACATAGCCGCCTCGATCACCTTGCGCTCGTCGCACTGCGACCCGCCGGTGTTGACGTTGAACGCTTGCGGCCGGTTGGCCCGCATGGCCTCGAGCACCTTCTGGCCCGTAGCCTCGAGGGTCCAGCCTTCACGCAGAGCCTGCGCCTCGATCTTCTTGAATTCGCCCGCGCACAGATCCTGGACAGCGGCCACGCGCTCGCGTTCGGCCTTGATCGCGCCCTCCGCCTCGGCACGAACGTCCATTGGCTCGTCGCCATCGCCGTCGCCGTCGCCATTGTCAGACTGCCGCGCGGCCTTGACCTTTGCCTTGACAGGCTTCTTGCTTTGTGCCTTGGCTGGCTTGGGCTCGGGCTTCTTGTCGTCGCCGTCGCCGTCGCCGCCATCGTTCATCGCGTCGAGCACGTCCTTGGGCGGGTCATCGCCGACGTCGAACGCGGCCTGGAGCTTGGTCTTGTGCTCCTCGCTCAGTGCGGCGGCGTCGATCTTGTGCTTCTCCAACCATTTCTCGAATTCCATATCCATACCTCCATACAAATTAAACTTCGCCGCGAGCTTCATCTTCGTCGAGGCGTCTGCGCCCACGGCGACGACCGACACCTCCCGCAAAACAGATTGAGTCACGTGGCAGAACGGCCCGCTCTGGACGCGGCCGTTGACGGTCTTGGAATCTTGGACCAACACCCTAGCCTGGACATCGACCCCAACTGAGAGTTGCCACTCCGCACCCGCGCGGGCCTGCTCGACGATGCCCGTGGCCAGGCCGCTCGACGAGAGAATCTCGCCGTCGATCATCAGTGTGTGATTCTCGACTCGCGCACTGACCAGGCCCACCCGGCTACCTGTGTGGTTCTCGTGGTTGGCCAGCAACGGCACGCTGGCCGGAATCTGGAACCCCGACAGATCCACGACCACGGGCGCCGCCCACCCAGAGAGCTTCATAGGCCCACCGGCGTACGCCACGCCCTTCACGCGCACGCGTTGCCCAACAGCGGCCTCGATGGTCACGAACTCATCGGCCTGCGCGGGCTCGGCCATGGCGTGGATGCGTCGGTGCGTGTCATTGCGTGGCATCGTCGTCCTCCTCGTCTTTGAGCGTGTCCTGCAAATCCGCGATCAGTTGCCGGGCCAACTTGTGGTTCGTTCTGGCGATGGCCGCGGCCTTCTTGCTTGGGTGCGAAGCAGTCTCGCCCTCGGTCAGACCCAGCGACTGTAGGAGCTTCTTCTCCCGCGCACGCTGCTGAATCTCCGCCTCCCAGTCCTTGCCTTGGCGCGCATACTCGTTGGCGAGCGTGGTGGTGTGATTCTTGAGTCGCGTTTCCTGTGCTTTGGCTTCTTTCTGAGGGTCCACGTGCTCGGTGCCGTCCCAGAACCACTGATGCTGAGTCATGGCGAGCATCACCCCGTGTAGGAGCTGCCACTCCCACAACCACTGCGCCAAGATCGGGTCAAGTGCGCGTTCGGCCGTGAACGCCTGATCGACGCGAATGCTCTTGAAGTAGGTCTGGTGATCGAGCCGACCCGATGCGTAGTTGTAGCCTGACGAGTTCCCCGCCGCGACGTTGAACGGGATGCTGATGCAGCGGGCGATTTCGTTGAGGATTTCCTTCTTGAACTCCGCATAGGTCGTGGCCGGTTGCTCCGCCTTGATCTGGGCGAGCTTCCAGCCCATTGGTATCGTCGTGGCCATGCGCGATTCGAGCTCGACGGTGTCGAACGGGTCGGCCGGCTCGGCCTCACCGTCGGCAGGCGCGTCGGTGTAGAGCACTGCCGCGTAGTCGGCCGCGGTCTCCGCGGCCGCGATCACCGCGAGCGTATACCGACGCAATTGAGCAAACAGCCCCAACGCGGGCATCAGCTCCGTCAACCCACGATGCTGGCCCGGCCGGTCGGCTCGGAACATGTGGATCACGTTCCGGGCTGGAATGTAATCCGCGTCGTCCGTCCCACCCCATCGGTTGCCGCCGGGGTGATGTTTCAGCACGCGATACTCGGTCGGATTGCCAAACTCGTCGAGCTTGATGCCGTCGACCTCGTTGTCTGTCGGCATAGTGCTGAACGTACT